CAACGGCTTTCCATCTCGAATGTACTCCTCTGCCGCTTCGTGCACAGCAGTACCATAAAGCATCGCCTCAGTCTCAGGCTCTTTATAATCCTTTGCTATCTTTAGATGATAAAACTTCTTCGGACATTGTTCAAAGGATTTAATCTTGCTAAAAGACCAAGGCGTTATACTCATTACAGACTACCCACAGCCCAGATTATAGCTAGGATACCTACACCAAACACAAGTAGTTCTGCCTGTTTGTATGTTCGCTCGGTGTGCAACCATTCCATAACAGAATTTCTAGCGTCAGTTAGTTCCTCTTGTAGTTCATCAATAGCTTCATCAGCCGCTTCGTGTGCTTCTTTAATTGCTTCTTCAATTTTATCTTTAGCCATTATTCACAGTCTCCATAAGATTGACCAATGCCAGACTCACATGTGATAGGCATACCCTCTGCCCAAGATGGTGTTGTACTCATACAATCTTCTATGTATTGTCTAGCCTCATCTAACTCATCATCAGGTACACAGCATACCACGGAATCATGCACTGTAAGTACAGGTTTGTACCGTTTAGCAATAGCTAACATCTGTTCACCCATGATGCACCTAGCGATAGCTTGGCACACATTCTCTGTAACCTTACCACCGTAGATTCTTGTACGCCCACGCCTAGTCTTGTAACTAAACTCTGGGCCTCTTTCACCTTGTTCATAACTTAGATCATCGTAGCGCATAACTAGACCGCTTGGCAACTTTATACCGTAACCTGTTGCTGTCTCTACACTTTGTACAATGTTGTTGGCTCCAAATGACGTAGTCTTACCGCGTGACATCTCAACCAACATGTTCTGACAGTTACGCCAGAACTGAGCTATTTTCCAATTTGACTCCCTATAGATTTGTATAATCCTACGCGCTTCACCTACAGGTATGTCTGTACCAAAAGACTTTAACTGTTCAGCAAATCGTACAGCACCCATACCATAACCTGCACCAAGTATCGTACTCTTACCTACAAACCTCTGTTCTTTGGTAACGTCTTCTTCCTTGACGTTGTATATCTTGGATGCCATCTTTATATATACATCTTCCTTGTTAGAAAAAGCGGACACTAAATCGTCTTGACCTGCCACCCATGCTAGTACACGCGCCTCAATTTGAGATGAATCGCAATCAACTATGGTGTAACCTACTGGCGCGATGATACTGGACTTCAACTTCTTACCATTGACACCACGACTGGGTAGGTTCTGTATGTTAATCTTGTCATCACCACCCCATCTACCAGTATGAGCCGCGTAATACCTCACTGGTACAGGTAGTAATCCACGTTTAGCTATTCCTATGAACCTCTCCGTACGACTCTCCTCCAACGTACTCTTGGTACCCAAACGTGCGGCGCATAATGCCTGTACACGCGGGTCATCGTGCTCTAGTAATGCTTTAAATCCTTCGTCATTCTTAGCTAGGGCTAGTGTTTCTTTTCCTGTTGTGGGGCTTGTTTTCATTGGCGGTTCTACACCTAGCTTTACTAACGCTCTGGCAAATTTTAAATTACTCATTAGTGTAGCTTGAGTTACACCGCTAGACGTAATCAAGTCTTCCTTAATTTGTTTTGTGTTGGCTAGGTGTTGTTCCAGTAATCCTAGGTCTAGATCAAGTGTAGGTTCTGTAAACATGCGCAGAGTCATATCAATGATACGCATCTCTTGCTTAGGGAATCCTTTAGCCATACGCATGAACAACTTATATGTAAGTTCAACATCGTTGACACAGTAGTCGCCATACCTGCTAAGTTCTTCTGGTGTGAAGTCTTCTCTACGTTTGCCTACGGCATTTAAAACTTCCGTGCCTTTAGTTCCAAGATTATACCTTTGACTAAGCACATGGAGAGATCCACCGACCTCGACACCGTGTAGTGCGCGAGCGATGCAAAGAGTATCAGCATAGACGCGAGGCTGTATATTATAGAGCCAAGAAATAATAGCACCGTCAAACATAGTGTTATGACAAAGGAGCATAGCGTTGCTCCAATCAAAAGAATGTAAATACCTACTAATCTGCTCATGCGTTCCACTCGCCCATTCAGTCTCACCATCATTTAGTTTAACACCTACACCGATCACCTCAAAGCGAGGATCACGAATGTAGGCTTCAGTAGTCAACTTACGCAAGGAGAAATCCTTATCGTAGTAAGTCTCAAAATCAAGTGTGATTAAATCCATTACTTAATCCGTTCTATAAGCAGATTGAGATACCATTGGGCTTTCTCTAAATCTTCAAGGGGTTTACCCTTGTACTCGTACCTCCACATGTACTTCATACAGTTACCTTTCAAGTACCCTAGAAACGCATTCGGCGACATACTTGATTCAATGCCTTCAATACATTCTACTCCACCTGTATTGTAGTGGTTCGGGTTATTGACTGGATCATCGCCCACCCCATCCAAAAAGTTTTCATACTTCTCGATAAGGTCAGGGTGTTTGTCTCTCAATTCATTCCAGTCTTTGGGGCTTGCATCTACCATAACATGTTCCTCAAAAGTTAGTTACAATATGTTCCACGCCACGCGCTTTGGCACGACATAGATACTCCAACCAGTGAGATGATTGATCCTCACCAGTTTCATCTTCTAAATCCCACACACGTTTACGTTCTTTGCGTATCGCTACGTCTATAGGTTCTAGTTCAGCTTTTACTACAGGGCTTGACTCAGGATAAGCCATTTAACATATACTCCATACTGTGTAATGTGTCCTCATTGACAACCATAGCAATACCGCCAGATTCAGCGATAAGCCTTAGTTGATTCTTTTGGAGTTCTGTGGGGGTGTTCTTACCAGCTTTGCATTCTATACCGAAGAACCTACCTTTATAACAGCCCACTATGTCAGGTACGCCACTCTTTCCGTAGCCACCTGTTGCAGGGAAGAAGTAGTATGCACCAATACTTTTTAGATATTCCACACACTTCTTCTTGACTTTAGCCTCTGGGGTCATAGCCATTACTTGTCTCCTCCAAGTAGGGGGTGCACCGCTACACCCCTAACTCTCGTTGTTATCGGGAACTGGCTTCGCAGTCCTTATTATATTCGACCAAATAGAAGTCTTGTCCTATTCGGTAGCCCAAACCCTCGACACGTTCCATTGCAGGTAACAAGTCAAGGGCGGCTACCTGTGCACGTAACCATTCGGGTAACTCGACATAACTATAGCCACCAGAAATACCAATGTCAACATCTCCGTACACTTGTGTGACATTTATTTGGTCTGTGAACAAGTCCTTCTTAACTGTCAGTTTGATCTGGTTTTGTAACATAATATATGTTATCGTTGAACTTGTACCCAAGTCCTTCTATGAATGTACCATCTTCGACAACTGCAAGTGCGGCTAGGCTTGCCTGTAGATCGGAGTCAACCATTTCAGCGGCGCGTGTAGCATTGGCACGACAGAAGTCATTACCAAACTCAGAGCCGAATATATTATCAACATTGACGTCGTGTGATTCACACCACTCTACACCCCTATGATTTGTATATACATGACACAACGTCATGGTGTGTTGGTTGGCTATGTCACGCATGATGCTGTGAGATTTGTAGTAGGTAGTCATGTTCTCGTTGACACTAGGATCTAGGAACACATGCATACCTAACTCAGCAACACGTAACATCTCTTTGAGTATGGGTGGATCATCATGGTCAGAATACTTATTGTATATTTTCTTATCAATACCCAACGCATTCAGTGCTTTGTTGGCTTGGTCTTTGTACTTGTCCGTAAGATTACTGAACGCATACGATACCTTGGCTACCGTAGCCCTACCTATATCTTCCAATGTGTTGCCACGTAGATATCGACGAGCATTAGACAACGCCTTGTCCCACTTGATAGATGATAAAGTACGGAACTCTTGGGGGCTATTGTGTGGGCAATACCTGTTGTTGATTATGGTGTGCGAACAAATATTGTATTGTCGCTTGCCTTGGTAACCATTCCTATCTATGAATATCTTACCAATGATAATTAAGTCTTGGTCTCTGTACAAGTAGACATCGTCATTGGCATGACAGTACAAAGCTATACAATCGGGTATGTGCATTGTTGCACATAGTACAAAGTCACCCAACGCACGTAACTCCTCACGCCTATGCTCATCAGTGGTAGGGTGGTTGTCCGCAAACTTACTGTCGATTACAGTGTAGCTGTTAAGCCTAGCTTGGTAGTCTCTCTTCATTTCTTCTACTGAAGTTACACGACAACGATTAGTCTCTCTGTCTCTCAACTCGTATGTATGATCCATCTTATTGCTCCTTCATTTCTACTGAATGTTTGTTGAACCCGCCCAGTCGGTTGATCCGAGTATTGATTTGTGAACGGAACTTGGCAGGGTCAGATGTGATGCAATGGCAACCTTGACTCCAGTCGTACTTGCACATGTCATTAATCATGTCAGCCAGTACATGTATACGTGCTTCGTGTTGCTCGTCAGCGATAACCTTGCGGAACTCCAAGCTGTTGCGTATGTAGTGATCCGCTTTGGTACGATGCTTGGACATAGCCTGCCAATCGCCGATGTCAGGTATGATGAAGTCACGCACCATCCAAGCCCATTCGATGAACTCCTTGATATGCTTGCGGTATGGCTTCTTGGCATCGGTGTCGATACGTGTACGTCTAACAGGTAACTTGTGATCGCCATGCACGCAAGACCACTTGTCTGTATCAGGGTCACGCTCGAACTCAAGGTACTTACCATCACAACGCCCTGTATAGTCTTTCTTGCGAGTCCAAGGGTTCTCATTAAGATTGTCGTATATACGCTTGGGTAGTGTCGTACTCTTGGGTAAATATTGCACGTTACCATCAGGCATAGTGATGTACTGCTTGCCGTTCGCTACAGTGAAGTCGAACAGTCGGGGTGTGGCACGATAGAGGAACGAGTACCTGCTGTTGTGTGCATTGTTGCCCTCACCATTGTACACCCTCATACGCTCCTTGCCATTGCGTAGCTTACGCCACTCCAGAGCGGGTCGCTTGATGCACTCGTGCACGTACCTGTCCCAGAAGTAATTACCATCAATAGTCTCGTCGTCGGGAGTCATACGCCAGAAGTCAAGGAACACATACTTGTTCTTAGTAACCTTGACAACTTGTTCCCACTTACGCGCCCTGTCACCCAACGGAACCTCACCTGTCGTACGTATGGGCTTGGTGTTGTTGTAATGATCTTCAACCATTTGGAAAGTATTTAGGTTGTAAAAGTATATAGTCATAGTAATTTACCCTTGTAGTATTCGTGCCCACGCTTGTGCTAGGCGTTCTCTATCTTCTTCGGTTGCATGACTATACTTTGCTTGCATAGCATCTAACCGAAACCTCACTGCTTCCTCTACCTCTTGGACTGCTACGTCCCACTCCATGCGTCGCTGTACGGCTTCCATGCCCATGTTGAATGACTCACTCATCTATGCGTACCTCAGTCTGTATTATGTTGAGTATGTCGTCCATCAACTGCACTAGATCCGTTGCGACGTTGTACTCTGCCATAAAGTTTTGGATTGTATCTACCGCATCTGTTACACGTGCTAGGTCTTTGGCTAATTCATTTGCTTGGCTCATTTCATATCTCCAGATTTGATGTGTAGTGTTTTGCCACAGTCTGCTGTAGCTTCTTTGTTGTCGAGTATGCACCACAGTACAGGGCACGACCAATCACCCCAACCACCGTACAGGTAGCCGTCAGTGAGTACGATACATGCTTGTGGGGACACGTTGTTGTCAGTCAACCATCGGGGTACACACTCAACGCTAGTGCCACCGCCACCCGATGGCTTGGTAGATTGTACAAGTTCACTCAACTGGGACAACTCATACACCTCATCACGACATACCTCAGTGTCCCAGTACAGTATGCGCACACGCTTGGGTGGTACTGTCTCACATATACCACGTACCTCAGACAGCATACTAGTGATCTCGGCACCGCCAATGGATGCGCTAGTGTCGATAGCAATTACCAACTCCTCGACTTGGTCAGACACACCACTCGGCATGTACATGTCGTACTGCAAGAAACGGCGGTCAGGCTTGGCGTATGTACAGTAGTCATTGCCCGAACATGTGTCAGTAATGAAGTCGCGTAGTACGTCACGCCAGTTAACCTGCGGACTCAGTAGATCACCGAACAAGTCACGAGCACCACCACTGCCTGTCTTGCCTGCCATCATACTACCTTGACGCATAGCTTGGTCGATCTCGTGATCTAGTTGCTTGCGCTCGTCGTCCGTCATCTCTTGCGCACCCTCCCAGTCATGCGTATCGAACGAGTCACCATCAGGGGGTGCACTGCTACCCCCCTCACTCTGCTTGTCTTGTCTCAGTTTGTTGAACACCTGTTGTACGTCCATGTTCACATACTGCTCGTCATACAACATACCGTCTATCTTCTCCACGAACCCTGCTTGCTCATACTCTGGCGTGAAGATCTGTAGGTTGATTACATAGTCAGCCGCCATGTTGGCTAGTTGTGGGTCTATCTTCCATAGATGTTCCCACGTTGTAAGGTGTCGGTACTGTATGTGAAAGTTCTCATGTAGTACCACACCACGTAACTGCGCGTCGTTGATGGTGCCAACAAAGTCTCGATTGTATATCTCATCACGACCATTGGTCGCGGCGGTCTTGACTTGGTGGTCGCCGTCAACGTACTCAGTATCACCCATCATTATCAAGCCTGCCATAGCTTTGAACTCAGGGAACTTGGTGCTGTTGACAATCGTAATACGCGAGCGTTGCACACGTTCCTCGATTGTAAGTTTCTTAGATAACAACATGATTGTCTCCTACACGTCGTCAGTGCGACGTACTAGATGCCCATGTGTCAGACACCATTGCTTGAACTGCGGTTGATTCATAATCCATGACTGTCCCTTGTAGCCTGTCTTGGTAGCATTCATAATGAACAGTGCTTGTGCTTCAGCACCGAGCCGTTCCATGTACTTGCACCACGCACCGAACCAGTCACGCTCGATCATTGACAGGGCACGATACACAACAAGACACACACCGTTGGCACTGTCAGGCACACGCGCATTCTCAGGGTCGTCCTTGATAGATTGTAGTGTGGGTAGTTGGTCAGCTAGAGTAACGAACGCTTGCAAGTCGAGCGCACCACGAATACCGATAGTACCAATCATCGCGGCGGTCAGTGTGGTAGGTGTCAGCTTGTCGCGTACTTTCAGCGTATCACTCACCATGTGTAGCGTACGTGCGGTACACACACCATCACGTTGTACGCGTGGGTCATGTATGTACTCGTTCTCTTCAGGATTGGATACATCTTCATACGACTGCAACACCTGCGGATACTCAGTAACGAACCCAAGCACAGCGGGGTCAATGCCGTTGTTCATACCCCAGTCTACCCACTCCTCAGCGTTGGGCTTACGCATACGTACACGTATGATTGTGTTGCGTTGGTGAGCGGGCATACCATCACCCAACCCCTCACTGCCTAGATTGGACGTCATGTACACGATGCTACCCTCTGGCAACTTGATACCGTTGACTGCACGCTCGTGGTACACACGTCTTGTACCCTTCTTCAATGTAGGTGATGCCTTACCCATCTCATCAAAGTTAAGTATGATTGGCTTGCCCAGATGCACACCCAACTCACTGTTGGGTACGAACTCGACGTAGTCAGATATGTGATCTTCAAGTGCTTGCATGAACTTAGGCACAGACAGATCTTGTATGTCCTTGTTCGTACAGTCGAACTCAATGTATGTGTGGTCAGGGAACCTGCGTTGTAACTCAGCACGTATACCTTGTGTCTTACCACTGCCCAGTGCACCACACACCTCGACAGTACGCTTGGCACCGATGTGCTCAATAAGATCACAGCACTCGTTCATTGACAGATCATAGATTGTATTTTTCATAACTTATCCTCATTGTTTTACTTGGTTAATGGGGTGTAACGCTACACCCCTCAGACTTGCGGGCACATGCTTAGTACGCTTGTTCCTCAGTATGCGTACATACACGCCACCCTCACGCTCGGTAACGCGATACAACTTCGTACCACGCCACCGCTCATACTCTCCCCAGTTATTCATCTTAGATGTCCAACGTAGGTAGTGTTGCTTTGATTGCTTTGAACTTGTCCACTGTCTGTATCCTAGCGGACTCACTCGCTTTCAACTGGTCAATAGTCAGACCACGCACTGCATCTTCCATGTCCATGCGTATGCGCTCGATCTCAGGATCATTGGTCACGTTGAACCCACGCATCGTAGTCAGTAGATGCAACATGTTGTCAATAAGACTACTGTTCAGCTTGGTCAACTCACCGTCACGCTTCTTGTTGGTGTAGCGTGTCAGTGTCTCCACCATGTGATCTACCGACGTAGCTATCTGCGTGTATACATCGGTTGCAATGTCACGCAACTTGTTCTCATAGAACGACGCGAACTTGGACTTCAGAACCTCCATCTGCTCATTGGCTATGTCAACTCGATAGTCACCACTCTCAGGTACAGGGAACACATTCAGACGTAGTGCGAACCGCGAACGTATCTCCTCGATACTAGGATAGTCAGACCACTTGAACATCGCACCCAGTCGAGCCTGCGCACCTGTCTGTTGGAACTCGTACGCCTCAAAGAACGTCTCACACAACCCCTTGTGCTTCTGTTCCAGTGCTGTGTACTCGTTCATAAACTCCATATAATGTGGTGCTGGTAAGTAGCTATTGAAGTCAGACCACTTGACTGTCCACTTGTATATACACCTGCGTATCTCACGCACACACTTGTTGATCTGGTCAAGTGATGGGTGGTCGATCAGCTTCTTGTTAGCCGATATACTACCCAGATCTGCACCATTCAACTGCGCAAGCTGTTTCGACGCTTCCTTGTCTTGTCTGCTGTTACCCCACGTACTTGCACTGAACTCCACCAACATACCAGACGCGGATAGGCTCGGTACATCAGAAGTATCAATCATACTAGCTATGTTATTCATCGTCGTTCTCCTCATTATGGGGTGCATCGGTACACCCCTTACCATTCAGTACGTACTCTTTGTTGAGACGTACACGTTCTTGCCAGTAGCTGTCATGCACTGGCGGTTGCTCTTTGACAAACTCACGAACCAAGTCGTGCCACTCTTTATATAGATGACTCATTGCCACGCTCCTCTGCATCGTCAATGTACCACTTGATCTCACGCATGATGTAGTCAAGTTCTAAATTAAAGTTCTTGCGCATCTGGCTAGGCATATTGTCAATAGAATCGACGTAGTTCTGTAACGCGTCCATATTCATTAATGCACGCTCAAAGGGAATGTTATTTGTCATTGTGAGTACCTCGCTTAGTAGTCATGCTCATAGGCTCGACTTGTTCCTGCAAGTCATACAAGTCATCGAACATCTGGTCAACACTGCAACCTGCTAGTCGCTGTCCGTCCGTCTCATCTAGGATATCTGCATGATCCATAAGCAGATAGTACAGGCTATTGTTGAAGTCTAGCTTTTTCATAATGTACCTCATTAGTCAAAGTTAAGGGGTGCACCGCTACCCCCCTTGGGTAACGACATCACCATTGCTCTGGAATCATCACCAGAACAAGTATTATTATACCACTTATGGGGGTTGTTGTCAAGTTGTATTTTGTTTCGTCAGGGTTTGTACTTGTGTGTAGTATTGTGAATGTGTAACGAAATGAATGTTACAGAGACGCTGTAATGTAACCTAATTGTAACTTTTTGATTTTGGCTACAGATCAGTGGTGGCGCGGAATGTAACAATGTTACCAAATATGGGAGAAATGAAAGGGGATATTTTTGTTTATGATTTGATGGTGGGAAGAAATCTGCCAGAGTGCCCTCGAATAAAAGGATATATACATTTTCTGAAAAAGGTTACAATATAGAATTATAGATAGATAGATAGATGAAATATAACAAACGTACACAATCGTTGTATCAATACCCTTCACCTCTGCTAACAATCGCACGCAAAATTGCTTTGTAACTTTTTGGCAAAATAAAAGGTTACAAATGGGTTACAAATGAAGTAAAAGGTTACAATACAAATGTTACAGTATGTAGGGGGTGTAGCGGTGCACCCCTTTAAGCGCGACGCGACGCAAAGTAACTGGCTTCATAATAGCCTAAGTTGCAAGGCGAGGCGCGACTCACCGACAAGGAACTGGCTTCAAAGGCGCCGTCCGTGGCGCCCGAAGGTCTTACTTCTTAGTTCGACGATTACCCTTGCTGTCGAAGCTCACTTGCTTGTCGCTTGGCTTAGCCTTGCCTAGCTGATCCATATAAGCCTTAGCCGGAGCTAGTAGCTGAGTGAATACCGCTAGATCAAACTCGTCATACTTAGCCTTGAGCTCGTCCCTAGCCTTGTCAGCCTTGGCTTGAGTACTCTTCAAGCGTTCAAGTATGAACTCGTCAGCAGGCTTGACGGTGCGGGGGTTAGTGTTCACCTCACCGGCTTCTTTTTGACCACCGGCTAACCAGTCAGCATAGTTCTTACTGATGATCTTGAGGCTTCGCTTCACTGATTTGAAGTGAGTCTTGGCGGTCTTTTTCTGCGACGTGGTCATGTTGTCGCGGTCATGTAGATAGCGCCACACTTGCTTATACTTGGCACTCTTAGCACCCCATTGGCGCTCAGCGCCGGCGCAGATTAGAACCGCGAACTCTTCGGGAGTACATGTCCCGTTGGACTGCTTATCGGGACTGACTAGATCACTAGGCTCAAGCCCTGCTTTCTGTAGAACCTTGTAGTTCTTAATAGCAGTAACCTGTAGCTTGTTAGCCTCAGCCTCGACCTTGTCGATCTGCTTACCGTGTGAGTTTAGTGAAGTAAGTACTTCACGCGTAACGCGACCTGTAGCGTCATAGGTAAAGATTGAAGTTGTCATAATAGACTCCAATTGGGGGGTGTAGTGGTGCACCCCTATCACCACTTGAACGTTATCGCTCAAGATGGTTACCAATATATAAAAAAACTACGCAATGTCAATAGATAGAACATGTTTACACAAGATACCCCCACCCCCCGCGTGTCATATTTGGGACTCCGTGCAATCTATATATACTAATTTAAACGAATAAATCGTATTTTTTTGAAAAGGCCCCCCTTTGTTATAAAAAGGCTAGGCAAAAAATTTTTTGTGTGTTATTTTTGAAAACTGATCCAAACATGAATAGGATACGTATGGGCCGGCTTTTAGTAGAAGGGGACTCGAGTCACATAGGACGGGTTGGTGAGTTCTTTGCGATATATAAGTTAGAGAAGTATGGTATAGAGTGTCACCATGTAGACCGATCCGGCATAGATTTGTGGTGCCAATCATTAGACAATTCGTTATTCACAGTGCAAGTCAAATCATCAAACATCTGCCATTTCAATAAAGATAACAAACGCCCAAACTTTTCCGGGTCTGCCTATAACCTAAGATCAGATCACGTTGCAGATTTTTATGTATTCGTGGCTTTAGATTTAGAACGTATAATAGTAAAACCTGTTGAGGAGCTAAAAGGAAAAACGCAGCTACGGTTAAGCGCCTCGGATTTTACAAGGGAAGAAGAGTTAGAAGGTATGAGTCTACTTAGATCCTTTAAAAGGGAAGATCATCTTCAAAGTAAATGCAAACAAGTCCTAAGCTAGTAACTAAACAAGCAGACAATAGGAACATGTCCGGAACCATTGAAACCTCCAGTTGGTAGTGAGTTTTGGGAATGGCGCCATTATATACCTACTGGAGTATATACTCTAATACATATTACTCATTTTTATTATGATTTTTGGTAATAGCTTGCGCTTCTTATAACTTTTTGGTATATATACGACTTACGGTTAACAACCTGCGAAAAATATGACTATAAAGCTCGAGCCAGAGAATGGTGTACCAGTGTATGACGATGATCCAAACGTGGATCTGACTGTTCGTGCGCAAGCTGCTACCGTAACGGCAAAAGAATTAGAAAAAGAGGGTTTAGATCTTACTCCGACTGCTGAAGATGAGGCTGTTGCGAGTATGTTGACTATATCTTACGCCCAAGATCCTGAAGAAACGTCTAAAAAAGCTACAAAAGCGCGTGTTGCAGAGTTAACACCGGCATCTTTGGTACTTACAAGTAACATTTTGAACGAATTTGGTCGTTCTGTTGTCGAATCTGCTACCTCAGTGCGGCACATGATAACAAACAAGTTGATTTTAGAGACAGAAAACCCTGATGCTAAAGTAAGGTTACGTGCATTGGAGTTACTGGGTAAAATATCTGATGTAGGGCTGTTTGCTGAGAAGTCAGAAGTGACAGTTACACACCAATCAACGGATGATTTGAAGAAAAACCTACGTAAAAAGTTGGAAAAGCTCATAAACCCGCCTGAAGTTGATGGCGACGAAGTCGTAATCGACGCGGAGACGGTAGATGACTAAGACATATATACACGTAAATCAGCATAAAATACGTTCTAACCTCAAAAATGGGACGAATGAGCCTGTTATTACAGTAAAAAATGGCAAAAAC